ATCAAAAGTCAAGCTCAAGTACGCATGAAGCGTGGTGATCGTTTTGCTGAAGACGTTAATGACAAGATTGAAAGAGCATGGAAACGATGGGGTAATGCCAAGCGTTGTCATGTAGGAGGAAAACTTTCTTGGGCTGATATTCAAGGTCTAAGCATCACCTCAATGCTTGAGTCAGGTGAAGTTTTTGTTCGTTTAATTAAACAACCTTTTGGTGACAGCAAAATTCCTTTAGGTCTTGAAGTTATTGAGGCTGATCTTCTTGATGATGGGTACAACACCATTCTGAAGAATGGAAATCAGGTCAAAATGGGTGTCGAAATTAATAAGTGGGACCGTCCTATTGCTTATCATTTCTGGGATTATCATCCTGGTGATTATCAATTCTCTTCTACTCCAAAAGAGCTAAAGAAAAGAATCAGAGTCCCTGCTGATGACATCATTCATCTTTATACGATTGAACGTCCAGGTCAGACACGGGGTATGAGCGCATTTGCTACGGCAATTATGCGTTTGCGTAATCTAAGTGGATACGAAGAATCTGAAATTGTTGCTGCTCGTGCAACAGCCTCAATGATGGGTTTCGTCAAAACACCAGATCAGGACATGTTTGAAGATGGCACTGTTTCGCAAGATGCTGTTCTTGACTTTTCTCCTGGTTCTATCAGGCGATTGGCTCCTGGTGAAGAATTACAATTCTTCTCTCCTAATAGACCTGACGACTCATTTACACCTTTTGTTCAGCAAATGCTTCGTGCAGTAGCTGCTGGTGTTGGTTGTTCTTATACGCAAGTTAGTTCTGATTTCAGTCAGTCAAATTACAGTTCTTCTCGTCTTGAAATTCTTGAAACCAGATCACATTATCGAACACTTCAGCAGTATTTAATCGAAACACTTTGCCAAGAGGTCTATAACAAATGGCTTCAAATGGCTGTTATGTCTGGAGCGTTGGAATTAGCTGGATACGAAACAGAACCTGAGCGATATGAAGATTGCAAATGGATTCCTCCTGCTGCTCAGTTTGTTGATCCACAAAAAGAAGCTGCTGCCTATAAATCTCTAATTCGTAGTGGTGTAATGACTCTTTCTCAGGTTATTGCTTTACATGGTGGAGATTTTGATGAACAAATGCGTCAACGTCAGCATGAGATTGATGTAGCAAAAGAGTTAGGAATTGTTTTAGATACAGATCCTTCTCAAGTGTCAGATCAGGGTAGTTTTCAGACAAAAGAATCAAAGACTGAAAAAACTTCTAAGCAAAAAAGTGTATCTAAGCAGGAAGAACTAGACTAAGATCTAAATTATTTAGTCAAACTATGCGAGGCAAACAATCCTCGAAGCGAAAGGCTTATAAAGATAAGCCTAAAGGCTTCGTGGCATCACGAGCATCTGCGGTTGCTGAACCTCCTGCGGAAGTCGTTGAAGAAACAACAACTTCTGTTGTTGAAGAAGAGCGTGATTTGACAACTGAAGTTCACAAAAGAGCTCATCTTACTGAATTTGTCAGAACAAAAGATGAAGATCGTGTCATTGAATTTCCTTTCGCTAGTGAAGAACCCGTCGAGCGAATGTATGGAAATGAAGTTCTAGAGATAAGCGAAAGAGCAATGGATATGTCCCGATTAAATACTGGGGCCCCATTACTTTTTCAACACGATGCGGATAAAATAGTAGGAGTCGTTGAACGTGCCTATATCAAAGGCAAACGTGGCTTCGCTCGTGTTCGACTTGCTAATAACGAGCTTGGACGCGAGATGCAAGGGCTGATTTCGGATAAGATTATTCGAAATGTAAGCTTCGGCTACAAAATCAATGAATTAGAGGCCGACAAGTCTACAAACCCTGTGACTTATCGTGCAACTGACTTCCAACCTTTTGAGATCAGCTTGGTTACAGTGCCAGCAGATTTCAAAAATGTTGGCATTGGTCGCGCTCTCTCTAATAATGAGAGTGTGGAAACGGCCTCAGCCGTTCAAAGTAAACTCGTCAAGGAAACCCAAATGGAACCTAACCTCGAAAAAGAGGCTGCTATCCGCGCTGAGGCTAGAAAAGCCCAACGTAAGGAAGTTGCTGAAATGATTGCTCTTGGTCAACGCACTAAAAATGTTGAGTTGGCTCAAGAGTTTATAGGAAATTCTCGCAGCCTTGAAGAGCTTCGTACTGCGTTGCTTGAAAAGATGGGTGTAGAGGAAAAGCCAATTAATCCACAGGATGCTGAAATTGGTTTAACAGAAAAGGAAACTCGTAATTTCTCTTTCCTCAGAGCACTTAAAGCTCTTGCACATCCAAACGATAAGGAAGCACAAAGAGCTGCTGCTTTTGAATTTGAGGTTAGTGAAGCTGCTCAAGCAAAAACAGGAAAAGAAGCTCGTGGTCTTTTGATCCCTGCTGATGTTCTTGGTTATGGCAGAAGAGACTTAACAGTTGGTACTGCAAATCAAGGTGGTGACTTAGTAGCAACAGATCTTCTAAGTGCTTCATTCATTGATCTGCTTCGCAAAGCTCTTGTTTTGCAATCAGCAGGTGCAAATGTATTAACTGGTCTTCAAGGAATGGTTGCTATTCCTAGACAGTCTGGTGGAGCAACTACTTATCACGTTGCTGAGAACTCAAACATCACTGAGTCTCAACTAACAGTTGACCAAGTAAGTCTTCAGCCAAGAACAATCGGTGCTTTAACTGATTATTCTCGTCGTCTTTTACTTCAATCTTCTATTGATGTAGAAAATCTTGTAAGACAAGACTTGGCACAACAGATTGCTATTGAAATTGAAAATCAGGCAATCAACGGTGTAGGAACAGAGAGCAAGCCTCTTGGAATCCTTAACGTAACTGGTATCAACACTGAGTCTGGTGTTGCTGCTTTCTCTGACTTTGTAAACGCTGAAGCTGCTCTAGGAACAGATAACGCATTACAAGGAAACCTTGGTTATTTGATGAACTCTGCTCTTCGTGGAACTCTCAAAACAACTGAGAAGGCATCTGGTACAAATGGCATCTTCGTTTATGAAGGTGATAACACCATTAACGGATACTCTGCTTACGTTTCCAATTCAATGCCTGATAGCACTGCTATTTTTGCGAATTTCAGTGATGTAATGATTGGTCTTTGGAGTGGATTAGACATCATGGTTGATCCATACACAGGATCTGCTGCTGGTACTGTCCGTGTTGTAGCGATGCAGGATTACGACGTAGCAGTTCGTCATCCAGAGAGCATCTGTAAGCTTTCTTAAGTAACTAGGAGTCTCTTATGCGTATTGAAATGCTCAAATCAACAATTGTTGATCTTCAAACAGTTAGTAAAGGTGATTTTGTCGATACATCTGACAGAACTGCAACCTTATTAATCGGAATGGGTAAAGCAAAAGAGGCTCCTGTGCTTCAGAATGTGGTCATAACGTCTGAACCTGATGTCAAAAAGACATCGGTGAAGAAGAAAACAACTCCAAAGAAACCTAAAGCCAATGGCAATTCTCAACCTGGGGTCTAAGACAACATTAGTTGCACTTAGAGCCAACTCATTAGGCAATAGCACCGCTACAGGCTCTGCTGTTGACCTCGTTGCCTACGAAGGTGACATGATCGTATGTCTAGATGCTTCTGCTGGAGGATCTGGAATTACTTATGCAGTCAAATTGACTGAGTGTGATACATCTGGTGGTACTTACGCTGATGTATCTGGTGGCGGGTTCACTACTTCTAGTGCTAACACCGCAACTGCTCAGAAAATGACTCTAAACACTAACGATTTAAAGCGTTATGTGAAACTTGTCTGCACTGTTGCAGGTGGTACAGGAACTGGATACGTTTCTGTTAATGCGTTCGCTTCTGAGAAGTACGGAGCGTAATTAAATGGCGTTTGTCGAGACTCCCAATGCTTTCCTCGCTGATTTTGGCAAGACCTGTCAAATTGGTGGTGGTTCAACATTTAAAGGGATTCTCGAATCGCCAGCAGATGTCATCGCGGGAGGTGTTGCAGTTACAAGGGAGTATTTGCTAACAGCAAAAACTTCTGATGTTTCTTCTGCCCCTCGCGGCACTGCGATTACTGTTGATTCTGTTAATTACACAGTTCGGGAAAATTTGCCTGTAGATGATGCAACTTTTTCTGAATTATTACTTAGTAAGGTGTAATGGCTGACACAAAAAGAGAACTTATCCTTGCAAGATTAAAAACAAATTTAGATGCAATTTCTGGTGCAACTGTTTATCGAAGTCGTGTAGAACCTTTGGCTCGTGGAGAAGTACCAGCAATTATTATTGAACCAGTAAGCGATCAACCTTCAAGTACAAACTTTTACGACAA